AATAAAGTTAAAACAAAAATGTTTGATGGATATTATTCGCAACAAAGTTTAATAAGTCCTGAAATGAATACAGCAGATTTCTTAAAATCATATGGCCAAATAGGTTGGCTCTTTGCGGCGGTTAATAGGATAAGCCAAAACATAGGGTCTAGTGAATGGAAATCATATAAAGGTGAGGCAGTCCAGCCAGATAGCTTGGCGCTCAAGGTGCTTAAACGTCCTAATAGATTTATGAGTCAGTATCAATTACTTTGGAAGTCTACCGCTTATTTAGAGTTAACAGGACGAATGTTCTGGTATATTGCTAAGGATGGGCTTGGACGGCCTAAAGAAATATGGTGTATTAATCCTTTAGATATGTGGGTGATACCTGATAAAAATAATTTTATAAAAGGTTATTTATACAAGTCAGGTGCTGAACAAATTCCATTAAGCATTGATGAAGTTATATTTATTTCATTACCTGATTTATTAAACCCGTATGGAGGTAAAGGACCCGCTCAAGCTGCAGCTAGTAATTTGGAAATTGATAAATATACTTCAACCTATATTAAAAACTTTTTCTATAATGATGCAAGGCCAGGTGGAATTGTAAACTTTCCTGATATTGAAGAAACTGAATATGATAGGGCAGTGGAGCAATACAAGGATAAACACCGAGGCGTAGAAAATAGCAATGAACTATTGTTTACAAAAGGCGGAGCAGTAACATTTACACCTATAGCTATGAACTTAAAAGATCTTGATATCTCTAATCTAAAAGATAATACCAGGGATGGTATACTTGGTGCGTTTGGAGTCCCAAAGTCAATTGTTGGCATTACTGATGATGTTAATAGGTCCACTGCTGAGGCTGCAGAATATACATTTGCAATGCATACAATTAAACCTGTATTGCATTTATTCCAAGATGTATTAAATAATGAGTTTGTTCCAATGTTTGGTGACGATGGTGAACTTAAGTTTACGGATCCAGTTCCAAAAAATAAAGATTTTGTTAAAGCTGTAGTTGATACACAAGTTGATAAATCCCTTACTAAGAATGAAGTAAGAGATGTATTAAATAAACTCATGGGATGGAATCTTCCTCATATCGAGGGCGGTGATGTAATCTATCAACCAGTTGGAATGCAACCTTTGGGAACTGCAATGCCAACTATACAAGCTAGACCGACTGAGGATGTTCCACCAGAAGAACCAACTAAAGGTATTAAAAAAAAAATCTTCAGTAAAGTATTAAGGAAAAAAGTTAGTAGACAAATTATAAAAAACAATAATACCAGGCACCAAGATTTTTTAAAAATGTCTGAACCGTTACAGGCTGAATTTAAAGGTATCATCCAAATTTATTTAAAGAATATGAAAAAGGAAGTAATAAAAAAGGTAATGGCGGGGAGCAAAGATCCTGTAGACACTAAGAAATGGAATAAAATACTTCAAGATAAAACAATAAAATTGTATATTAAATGTTTTAATGCTGCTGGAAAAGCTGTAGTTTCTGAATTTAAATGTATTGAAAATTACATACATAAAGATTTGGGTGTGAGTTTTAATATTAAGGATCTTGCGGTGCAAGCTAAGATTAAAAATAAAGTATCTAAAATTACTCAAGTAAATATAGATACTAAACAAAGGATTAAAGATTTAATTAGTCAATCTTATGAAGAATCGAACGAGGAGAATGAATCATTTACAATAAACTCTATTGCTGAAAAAATAGGAGCAGAGAATTTTTCCGAATTTTGTGATTCAAGATGTACTACTATTGCGCAGACTGAGGTTTTAGGAAGTTTAAATCAAGCTACTAGCGAAACTTATAAAAGTAATGCTGACCTAATAGACGGGAAAAGTTGGCTAGCTAGTTATAGTAATAGTAGGCCCTCACACTTGCAAGCATCTGCGGATTATAATGAGGATAACTCAATACCCGTTGATGAGCAATTTAGCGTAGGTGGAAATAATTGTGATTGTCCTGGTGATGGTAGTTTACCAGTGGAAGAGGTAGTGAATTGCGGTTGTTGTATGATGCCGGTTGTAAATGTCAATTAAGAAAGGAAGTTATTAAATGAGCGATTTATTACAAAGAAAAGGAATCATAAAAATTACTGATGATCTAATACGTAAAGAGCCTGAGAACGTATTAAAAGTATTAAAAGATTTATTGGTTGTAAGAATAGATGATGACTTTATGACAAGATCATTGACGTATATGGCATATTCAAAACACTTTGATTTATGCAACGAAGGAGAACACGTTCCAACTTATATGGCTACAATTACTACCATTCATTCTAATCAGACTGGGGATATAGACGTAAAGTGGAATAGAGAAAAAGAATATAGTGAAAAATCTGTTAAATATATGCTTTTGGATCTAAAGGAATCGCTTATAAATCAACGGAAAGAAATTGAAACTAATTTAGATAAATTAAAGACATAGAAATATGCCTTATTTTTATGTGCTTGAGGAGGTGAAAGGTTGGAAAAGCAATTAAAACAAATAAACTTCAAAGTTAAAGTAGTAGACCAGAAAAACCGGATCATTGAAATGATTGGCAGTGATGAATCAAATGATAGAGTTGGTGACAAGATGCTCATGGACGGTGCCTACTTAGATAATTTCAAGAAGAATCCGGTAATTATAGCAAATCATAATTACGGTCAAAGTGAAAAACCTACAGTGATAGGCAGGGCACTTGAAGTGAAAATCGATAAGGCACAAATGATATTTAAAATACAATTTGCAGATACAGTGAATGGCAATGAATGGTTTTATTTATATGCAAATAAGTATATGAATGCATCTTCTATTGGATTTATTCCATTAGATTATGAACCTAATAATAAAGGTGGATATGATTTTACGTCATGGGAATTACTTGAGTTATCTCTTGTATCGGTTCCGTGTAATCCCAACGCGGTACAGATGGCATATTCAAAAGGGAAAATTTCAAAGGGAATATATGAACAAATAAAAGAAGTGGAGGTTTTAGATATGAATGTAAAAGAATTGGAAGCATTGGTAGAAAAGTCAGTTAGTGGTTCAGTTAAAACATTACAGGCAAAACATGCTAAAGAAATTAAGGTGCTTAATGCAAAGATAAAAGCTATGGAAGATGTACCCGCAGAGGAGGCTCCAACAGAGGATGAAGGAACAGAAGAAACTGCAATGAAAGATATATGTGATGCAATAGGTGCCCAGCTTGAAAAGTTAAGGGCATTATGTGGAGAAACAAAAACCGTTGAACCTGGAGATGAAGAGGATGTTCCATTAGAAGATGAAGCAAAAGACTATACCGAAGAAGAAATTCAAAAGATGGTCGCTGACAATATTGAAAAAATGATGAAGGGGGCAAAATAATATGCCAAAATTAACAGCAAAAGAATTAGCAGCAGTGGTAGCAGGAACAACAGAAGCAATACTTAAGGAAAAAGGGTTTACAAAAGTATTAAATAAACTTAAATTCAGCACTAAGGAACCAGATGAAATGAGTAAAGAGGAGAAAACTTGCAAATACTTTATCGCTAAAATGGATAATAACAGATCTGAAATTGCTAAGTATTGTGGGGGTATGGCTAAAGCCCTATCTGGTGAAACTGCTGGGAGCGGTTTAGAATTATTACCAGAAGAATTCCATCTTGATATTATTGATAGAGTAACATCGGACCCAATCGCGTTAAGAACCAAATGTACAGTGATACCCGTTGTTTTCAGAAACGGGACTTGGCCAATAGGTGTTACTGGAGTTAGTTTGAAATGGGAAAATAGTGATACTAGCCCACTCACCGAAACGGAACCAACTTTGTCTAGCTTAAGTTATAGCGTAATTAGGTTAGATGGTTATACTGCAATGGCTAGAGACCTAATGGCCGATTCACCTGTGAATTTATATAACTACTTAGTTAAGCAGTACTCGAAAGCTTTCGTAAAAGCTGAAAATATAGCAATTATGACAGGCTCAGGAGTTAAACAACCTCAAGGCATAATTAACGCTGAGAATTTAAAAGTAGTGCCTTCAATTAATGCTGCTACTACTAATGTCTTAGATTGTGATGATATGGTTTCATTACCATTTAATATTAATGTTAATTGGAGAGCTGGCGGCACATATTATATGAATACTGGTGCAATCAGACAAGCTAAATTGTTCAAAGATATACAAGGTAGATATTTATGGGCTAATGGAGATGTTCAAGCCGGAACACCTGCTAGTTTCAATGGATACCCTGTACAAGAATTTGACGCACTTTTCCCTGAGAATTTAGCTGTAAATGCAAAAACTGAATGTTCGGAAATGGTATTTGGAAACTTAGAATATTTCTACTTATTCGATAAAGGTGAAATGGGATCCGAAATGAATACACAGTCTGATCAAGCTTTCAAGAATCATGAAGTTTTGGTGAAAATGTGGGAACGAATAGATGGTTGTTGCTCTATTGGACAGGCATTTGCATTACTTACTGGCTTCTTAAAATAATAAGTATGGTCATAAGTTAATTCTTATGGCCAATTCAATAATGGAATATATTAAAATAAACAATAAATTTTAGGAGGAATAACAATGAAAGTAGTTAAATTTGTAAAACCATTGGATGGATATAGAAAAGAGGATTGTGCTAGTTTTAAGGATGAAGTAGCTGCTAAATTAATAGCAGCGGGATATGGTAGTGAAGTTGCACTAGCAGATACAAAGATTGTAGACGCGAACGCTAAAAAGTAGGTGAGGTAATGCTAGTAACATTGGCTAATGTAAAAGCATATATAGGCCCAGCAGCCGATAATGATGGCTTGATTGAGTTGATAATACCAGGTGTTCAAGCAATCGTAGAGAAATACTGTGGTAGAAATTTTGATGTAAAGTCTTATGAAGGCGAACAACACAATATTAATCATAAGATATTCCCTAAACATACGCCTATAATTTCGGTTGAGAATATAACAAGACTTAATTCTAATATTGTGGATACTGCTCCTGATACTAATGTAATCGCAAATTATAGAGTGTTTCCGGGGTATGTAGAACTCATGGATTATAAGTATGTGACTATGGGAAACAAATTAAAATATGTGAACTCAGAAGAAACTTACGTAGAAGTTAGCTATACTGCAGGATATGAAGATATACCTGCAGACTTAAGTTTAACAATTCTAAAAATGATTGCATTAGAATATAAAGCAGTTACTCAAGATACCGCAGGACTTACATCTTATGGTGAAGGTGGTATTAAAGAAACATATGCATCTGACGGAATGAGTCCATCAATAAAAAGTGCTTTAGACCGTTATAAGAGGGTGTGTATATGAAAAAAGATAGTCTTGATGTACTTGTATCTAAAGGTGTAAAGGATGCTACCGGAAGGCTTGTGACGTCGTGGGTTGTTGATAATACAATACAAGAAAGATTGCAAGCCCTAAAATATAATGTGGGGTTTATGCCTTTTGGTGTGACTGATAAAACTAGCAACGTTGTGTATTGCAAAAATCTAGGTTTAATGAAAAGGTATTTTCTACCTAAAACTGATGCACAACAATTTAATATTACCTATAGAATCGGTTGTAATAGTAAGCAATATATAATTAATTCTATTATTCCTTATCCAAAACATTTAGAAATTTATTTAGAGCTGGTAATTTGAATGGCTAATAGTGTAGATGCTGCAACTGCAGAATGGATAAAAAGAGTTGATAAAAAAGTTTCTCAATTAAGTTCCGCAACGGATAAGGCGGTTGTAAAAGCCGCTTTCTATTGTGAAGGTGAGGCCAAAAAGAATGCAATGACTATGATCTATAGTGTTTCAGTTCCAAATGGGCCTGATGGAAAAGCATTATGGAAAAGAACTGGGGTTTATAAAGCTTCAATTGGAAGTGGGCTTGATCCTGGTAGATTTCACAGAGCTATAGTTTTTAATACTGCTCCTTATGCTCAGAAAATTGAATATGGAACTTCTGATGCTTATGGTGCTGAAAATCCAGGGCGACAAGGCAGACCAGTGATGACTAATAGTGTTTTCAATCATAAGGATGATATAAAACAGATTATAGCCACTTATTTAAAGGCGGTAGTTAAATGATTGATAATAATATAGAGGTATATTCAATTTTAAGTGCAGTTAATGCTACAGATTTCCAATACCCTTTGTCATTTGCAACTTTCCCTATTATATCGTACTTTGATAGTAACCATGAAGCTGATGGGTTTGTGGATGGTAATTCTACACAGGATAGAATCGAAACTACCGTAGATGTATGGGAGAAAGAAGACGTAGATGGTAATTTAATAAAAATACACGCAGAAATGGATTCAGCTATGAGGTCACATGGATTTATAAGAAGTAATCCTATAGTAGGCCAACATGAAACAGACACCCATGTAGATCATTACACTGGAAAATATAAAAAGCTTTATGAAGAGATAGATTAAAAATAATAATTTTAAAAGGGGTCGATATATAAATGTCAAATTTTATTAGCGTTGATCGTTTGTATTATGCGGTAATGACAGGAGCGGATTTAATAGGTGTTAATCCTATTTATTCAACACCAAAGATGTTTACGCCTACTGCAAAGATAGACGTGGATCCAAGCAGTTCACAAGTTCCATACTACGCTGACGGTGTTAATCAGGAAATGGCTCAGATAACATCAAGTGGTAAGGTAACAATTCAAGGTGCAATCCTTACTTTAGCTACTCAAGCAGATATCCACGGTCATAAGTTAGACGGACAAGGTGGATTAATATATAACCAAGCTGACAAAGCACCTTATATAGCTATATTTTATAGAAGAACTAAAGTTAATGGTAAATTTAGATATATAAAACTATATAAATGCATGTTTACAGATGTTAAAGATGCTGCAGCAACATCAGATACGGCAGTTAAGGCTCAAGATGATACCATTGAAGGCACATTTTTTAGCAGAATATCAGATGGTGACTGGAAATATGTTGTTGATGAGGAAGAACCAGGGTATGTAAATGCAGATACAACGTTCTTTACTAGCGTAGATGGAATAGTAGATGTAATATTACCAACGATTGCAAGCACTGTTCCCGCAGCATCAGCGACTGCAGTAGCAGTAGGTACAACTTATCAGTTTGTTATGAGTGAACAGATAGTACCTGAAACGGTTACCACACTAAATTTCTATTTAATTAAAGACTCGGATGCTTCTATAGTTGGTGCTTCTGTAGCTTATAACTCAAGTACTAAAACTATAACACTTACTCCAACAGTTGCGTTAAGCTCAGCTTCTAAATACTTAGCGATAGTAGATGGTGATGTTAAGGATTTAAGCGGTAATCATATAGTACCAATTACAAAAGTATTCACAACAGCTTAGGATTAAATAATAAATTATAGTAGGAGGAATTATCCATGAAAATAGTCATTAAAATGCCAACAGGTAAATTCTTAACGGACAACACAAAAGAAAAGAAAAATATATTAGATGAAGATGGGAACACAATTCCAATTCTTGTAGACAAAGAGTTTGAGGCGCCATTCATATCATCTAGGAAGCTAAAAAGAACAGTTATATTAGGTAAAGTTATGGAAGCTGATTCTGAAAATGAAAATACTTTCGACAGAATGGCTGATTATATTAGCGATATCTATGGGAGACAATTTACTAAGGACAATGTACTGGATGGATTAGCTGCTATACTTCTTATAGAAAATTTTACGGCTTGCATGTCTGCAGTAACTGGAGAACTTAGCAATAAGGTGAGTCAATTGACATCAGGCCCAAACGCGTAAAGGGAGGAACTAAAGAAGTCTCCCTTTACGACTTTATATGTGACCTGTATTTAGGGCTTATGAATGCAGGCCAGAGTATGGTTGAGATAGATCAAATGGATATCTTCTTTTACTACGATATGCTAATTTATAGTAATGGTAAAGAAGAAGATGGAGCTAGGGCGCACTATGACAATATTGGGTTATAAGAGGATTATCTAAATTTAGATGGTCCTTTTTATGTTAATCTCAATAGCAAAAGAGGTGATAATTATGGCTGAGGATTTAACTTTACGGATACCGATAGAAGGTGATGTCAGTCCAATAAGCAGGGCATTAGATACTATGAAAAGCAAAGTGGCCAACGCCATGGGACAAGTAAGAGATGCATTGGGGGCAGTCGGATTAATGGCCGCGGGATTTCTAGTTTCAGCGGTTAAAAGTGCTGCAGCCTCAGAGGTTAACTTTGCAAATTTAACACAGGTAATTAAGAGTACAGGGAAGGCCGCTGGATTTTCCGCGGATCAGATTAAAGCAATGTCAAAAGAATTATCAGATCAAACTACCTTTACAGGTGGAGAGATAATGAAAGGTCAAAATATGCTTTTAACTTTTACCGGAATACAAGGTGATG